AAGATTAAGTCGCGCATATCTAGGAAATAATGCAGCCCTATCTCGCTTGGGTGTAGGTATCTCAAAGGCAGACTTGAAGGCTAAGTCTTTTGAGGACATAACAAACCAGCTACAAAGCACATTCGCAGGATCAGCAACTGCTGCTGCTAATACCTTTCAAGGTTCAATAGACAAGCTTGCAGTCGCTTCGGCTAATGCTAGCGAGATTATTGGTACTGGTTTAATTGATGCGCTTACTAAACTTGGAGAAGATACTAGCGTTGCTGATTTAGCAACAAACATGGAAAAGACGGCTCTGTATATTGCAGATGTCATTCGTGGCATAGGAGTCTTGGCTGGAAAGTTAAAGGATCTCCCTATCATTGGCAGCGTCAATGTTGGCATGATCCCTATCGTGGGTACTTATCTGACATTACTGCGCGAGGCTGGAAAGCAAGCCCCTGTCCAGAAGTCATCTGATAACGCTCATCTAAAATCATTACAAAGCCAATTTACTCTTACAAAGAAAACTACTGCACAGAATAAGGCACTTACTAAAGAGACTGCCGCGCAGTTAAAGAATAAAAGATTACAACAGGCAATCGATAAGGCTAATCTCGCTCTTACTAAGGGTGAAGAAATCTTTGACATGGACAAGATCCAGATTGCAGCGGCTCTTACTAATCAGGCTGAGCAATTAGGCAAGGCAACTTCATCGGCTCAGGTTCTCCAGATTGCTAATGACACGGCTCGCCTGAATGTAAAGCAGTCAATCCTTGCTCTAGAAGATGCTATTGCGTCTAAGGATGAAGCAGCCATTGTTGCTGCAACTAAGAAACTCAATGAGGATCTAAAGATTCTTGGTGTCCTCTCAGGTCAGAATGTAAAGCTCCAAGACATTAAGTCAATCCTTGACAGTCTCAAACCAAAGGATTTAATTAATCTTGCCAACCTAGATGCAGCTATTGCTAAGATGATGGAATTGCTAAGGCTTCAAGGTACAAAGACGCTAGTGCCAACTACTCCATCCGCAGTAACTGGCAATGGCAGCAACACGGGCAATCCAGCTTTAGACTCATTGATTGATCTACGCAAAACCACAGAATCAGGCACAGCGATCAACTTCTTACTCAAAGAACACATTGATGAGATAATTGCCAACTCTAGTAGCAGCATGGTTGATGAGCAATCACAACTGGCAATGATGAGAATACTTGGTCGTACTGGCATCTCAGCAGATTCTACTTTTGACCCTGCAAGGTTCAGAGCCACTGAGTCAGGCGATATTATCAACATTACTGTCCAAGCTGGCATCGGTGACCCTAACGCCATTGCAGAAGCAATCGATCAAGTCCTTACAGATGCAGCTACACGCGGCACTTTGAGAGGCTACACAATCGCATGACATGGCTTCCAGAATGGCGAGTGACAGTAGGTGATGATGTCTATACGACTGTCACCTCTGTGTCTTTTGCATCTGGTCGCTTGGACATCGACAGGCAATGCACAGCAGGTTACTGCCGAGTAGAGATCATAAACTTTAACAATGCACCTTTTACCATCAATGTCACAGAGCCAATTACTTTAGAGCTTAAAGATAGCGGTGGCAGTTATGTCACAGTATTCGGTGGCGAGGTCTCAGATTTTAACATCGGAGTGCGTAGCCCTGAGGAAAGCGGCTATATCACCACAGGCACAATCTTGGGCATTGGCTCACTTGCTCGACTTACTAAGGCTATCTTTAACACAGCTCTTGTAGAAGAATTAGATGGCGAACAGATCGCAGACATCTTGGGCGCAGCTCTTAACCTTAACTGGAATGAAGTTACACCTACTGTCACATGGGCAACATACCCAGCAACGACCACATGGGATGAAGCCGAGTCCTACATTGGCAATATTGACACAGGCTTCTACACAATGATTCCAGTAGCAGCTAGTGCAAGTGCTAAGTCTCAGACACTTGCAGACCAGATTGCCAATAGCGCATTAGGACAGATCCATGAGGAAAAGAATGGAGATGTTTCCTATGACGATGCAGACCACAGATCTAACACCCTCTCAGCGAATGGCTATACTTTCATCGATGGCGCATATGCAACACCTACCACTATCACATCAACAACTCAGACTGCTCGCATCCGTAACAGCCTTATCTATCGCTACGCCACAGGATACGGCTCAACCTACGCTGTATCAGATCCAAACTCTATAGCCTCTTATGGGCTCTTTGAGCGTTCATTTGACTCTAACATCAAGACCCTTACTGACATCACTGACATCGCCAACAGAGAGCTTAATCTGCGCCGTGTGCCTAAAGGCTCACTAGGGGCAATTACCTTTCGCCTAGATAATCCCGATATGCCAAGTGCGATGCTTGACAGTCTTATCGGGGTTTATTTCGGTCAGCCTATGCTTATTAGCAATCTACCTAGCAATCTGCTAGGTGGCACTTTTGATGGCTTTGTGGAAAATGTAGCACTAAGAGCGACACCTAGCTTTGTAGACATTACCCTTTACATTACAGCTACAGAATTCTCATTATCGACCACACAATGGGACACAATCATTCCTAGTTCATTAGCTTGGACAGGCGTAAATGGTACACTTATCTGGAACAACGCGACAGGAGCATTAACCTAATGGCAACAAGTCCCAATTTCGGGTGGCTAGAACCCGACAACACAGATCTAGTCAAGAATGGCGCATTGGCTATTCGCACACTTGGTGATGCTATTGATGCTTCTCTGGTCGATCTAAAGGGTGGCACTACTGGTCAAGTGCTTGCTAAGGCATCCAACACAGACATGGATTTCGTATGGGCTAATGATGCAGCTGGTGGGGCACCCGTAAACAAGAATTACTTAATTAATGGCGGTTTTGCTGTTGCTCAGCGAGGTACTTCATTTACCGCTTCTGCTAACAATGATGATGCTTACACCTTAGATCGCTGGTATATTCTTTCAGACACTAATGATGTAATCGATGTAACTCAGGATACTTCAACAGTACCTACAAATGGTCAGTTTGCTATCGCTCTAGATGTTGAAACAGCAAATAAAAAGTTCGGCATAGCGACTATTATTGAAAACAAAGATGTTATAGGTTTAGTAGGCAATACAGTTACCTTCAGCTTTAAGGCTAAAGTAAGCTCAACTACAAAATTAGATAATGTTAAGGCTGCAATCGTGGCATGGTCTGGAACTGCTGATACAGTAACAAGTGACATAATCTCGGCTTGGGGCGCAGAAGGTACTAATCCTACTTTAATTGCTAATGCTACTTATGAGAACAGCCCAGCCAATTTGAGCGTGACTACCTCTTATGCCACTTATTCAGTATCAGCTGCGGTTGATACTGCCAGCACAAAAAACTTGATCCTCTTTGTTTGGTCAGATGTTACTGACACTACTGCTGGAGATTTTCTTTATATTGCAGAATCCAAATTAGAGCTCGGATCAACTGCTACGGCTTTTGTTTATGCTGGCGGAACAATCCAAGGAGAATTAGCCGCTTGCCAGCGTTACTATCAACGCTCAACAGGAACAGCAGCCAATACTGCTTACATTTGTTCAGGTGTAGCAATTTCGACAACTCGCGTTTTCTTGAATTATGCAAGCCCAGTAACAATGAGAACTGCTCCATCGGTGGCGCAATCCAGCGCGTCAATTGGTAACGGAGTAATTAGTAATCAAAACATAACTTCGATCGCTTATTATTCAAGCGGAAGTCTGCAACAGATTTCGCTAGACATAAGCGTTGGATCAGGACTGACTGCATCTGGAATCTTCACTTTGGCGTTACCACAAAATGCTTATATCGAATTAAATGCGGAGTTATAAAATGGAATCAACTTACAAAGTAATTGAATTAGCAGATCACTCATACATTGAACGAACAGATGCAGATGGTAAAGTCTGGTCAATTCCGATGGATGAAACAAACTCGGATTATCAACGCTATCTAAACCCAGAAGCGGAACAATCCACACCGAGTTTGACCGATGAAGCCGCAACTAAGTAAGGCTGCTAAACAGCTTCGGGAACAGTTTGATGACACCTTCCCAGATAGAGATCGGCTTTCGGATGGGTGGATCGGTGATACCCGACACTCTGCTCGCAAGTCTGATCATAATCCAGATGAGCAAGGGTGGGTTCGTGCCATTGACATCGACCGCGACTTACACAAAGGCGGAAAGCCAGATCTTATGCCAGACATTGTCGATCAGGTTCGTCTCGCTTGCAAGTCTAAGTCAGAGAAGCGAATCAGTTACATCATATTTGATGGGCGTATCTGCTCCAGCATCCTTAACTGGAAGTGGCGCAAGTACACAGGATCTAACAAACACATCAAACACGCGCACTTCAGCTTTAAGAAAGAAGCTGACGATGCTGGGGCTTTTTTTCAAGTACCTATGTTAGGAGCAAAAGAATGAATGAACTAAAGACAGCAGCAGGATCTTGGGCTAGAGCCTTCTTAGTAGCAGCAATCTCAATGTATGCAGCTGGGGTCACAGACCCACAGGCACTTATCGCAGCTGGTATTGCATCGATCCTTCCACCTGTACTGCGCTACCTTTCACCTAATGATCCTTCTATGGGCATTAAGAAGTGACACAGTCAGACTTCTTCACGCTTTACCTTGCCACCATTGCAGCACTTGGTGGCTTGTC